CGAGAATACGCCGCCCGCCGCGCCGCCGATTTTGGAGAACGCGCCGCCGATTTTTGTTCCGCTGAACATTTGCCCGAACGCGCGGCCTACACCGCCCGCCGCGGACCCAATGCCGCCGAAATACCCGGTCACGCTCTTTGCAACGCCCTTGACCTTTCCTGCGAACCCGACGGCTTCCACGCCCGCAAGTGCTGTCTTTCCCTTGAAAAGCGCCATGACCTTTTGAATGGTCAGCACGCCGCCTTTTAGTTCAAGAAAGCCCAACTTTGCAGTCAGGGCCGCGGCCTTGAATGCCAACAGCCCCGCCGTCACCTTTACGATGGTCCGCACAAGTTCCGGGTTTGCGTTGATAAATTCCGTCAGTTTGGAAATCAGTTCGGCGGCTTTCTCTGCTCCCTGCGTGAATGTCGGTAACAGCGCGTCGCCCAGCGCGATTTGCAGGCCCTCAAATGCGGATTTCAGCAGGGTAACTTTACCCTCGAAATTGTCCAGTTTGATTTGTGCCATGCGCTCCGCCGCGCCTGCGGCGTTGTTGACCGAATCGGACAGTTTCTTGAAGTCAGCGTCACTTGCGTTTACGATAGCAAGCATACCCGCGAAAGACTCTTTGCCGAAAATGGCGGTAGCCGCCGCCACCTGTTCGGATTCGGAAAGCCCGCCCAAACTGGACCGCAGATTGTCGATGACCCCGCGGAACGTCTTCATGCTTCCGTCCGCATTTGTCAGGCTGATTCCGTACTTGTCCATGTAGGCTTGCATTTGCTTTGTGGGCTTTGCCATGTTCGCAAGGGCCGTCTTTAGGCTTGTGCCTGCGACTTCTGCCTTGATGGACGCATTCGCCATCAAACCGATTCCAAGCGACATATCTTCCACAGAGTAGCCCAACGCGCCCGCCACGGGCGCTACTTTCTGGAATGTCGAACCCATCATGGAAACATTGGTGTTCGCGTTGGAAGATGCCTGCGCGAGTACGTCCGCAAAGCGCCCGGACTGGTCTGCTGTCATGTTGAACGCTGTCAGTGCGTCCGTTACAATGTCGGAAACCTGCCCCAAGTCTTCGCCGGACGCGGCGGCAAGGTTCATAATGCCGGGCAAGCCGCCCAACATTTGGTCGGTCTTCCAACCCGCCATAGCCATATATTCAAGGGCTTTTCCGGCTTCAACTGCGGTGAACTGCGTTGTCGCGCCCATGTGCTTCGCTTCCTCTGAAAGCCGCTTCATGTCGTCCGCCGATGCGTTGGAAATGGCCTTGACGGTTGACATTTGGGCTTCAAATTCAGCAGCCTTTTTCACGGGTCCGGCATAGATAGCGCCTCCCAGCGCGGCAAGGGTTCCAAGCGTTCCCGCAAGCTGGGTCTTCGTTTGGGAGATTGCCGCGTTGTTCTGTTCAAGGGCGGCGCTTACCTTTGCCAATTCCTCTTGACTTTTCTTTACCTTGTCATAGGTCTTTGCAAGCCGTTCATTCTCCGCGCTCAAATTCGCCGTGTTCACGCCTGCGGCGGACAGTTCGGAACCAAGCGTCTGCAACCGCTGTTCCTGCGCTTCGATTTTCGCAGTTGTCGCGGCGATCTGCTTTTCATTCTTCGCCATCTTCTGCCGCAGTTCTTCCGACGGGGCGGCGGTTTCGCTCATTTCCCGTTGGAGTTTGTCATGCTCTGCGGTCAGGCGTTCCAGCTTTTGACGGTTCGATTCAAGGGCGGCTTCCTGTTTTTTGTAAGCGTCGATTTTCCCGGTGATGGAATTTAGCTTCGTTAGGCTGTTCTGCATTTGCTTCGTGGTGTTCAACGCGCTTTGAAAAACCGTGTTGAAGTTGCCGCCCAAAGCCGCTTGCAGTTTGAAAAGCAGTTCATATTCTTTTCGTCCAGCCAAATTCACCACCCCTTTTCGTCTATTTCTGTTTCGCGGCGGCGTTTATGTCCTCAATCCACGCCGTAATTTCCGTCATGTTCATATCAAGCCAGAACGGGACGGGCGTATACGTTGCCTGCGCCAGCTTGAAGCACTCCCGCCGCCACCACTTCGCCGGGCTTTTTAATAGCCCGTGTCGATTAAAAAACTCCTTGCCGCGTTGGTGATGCGGTTAAAGTCCTTGATAGGCATAGCGTCGAGAACGTCGCTACCAATGCCCGCGGCCTTTGCCGCCATTTTCGCCTGAAAACTCCGGGACACTTCCGGCGCAAGGCAGTATTCATTGTTCATCTGCATTTCGGTTTCGATAGAAACCATGTCGCGGCCCGTCATTTTCTCGAAATCGAACGTCAGGGTCGTATAGGTTTCGCCTGCGTACTCGAAAGGCTTCTTGAACGTGTGCGTATAAACGCCTGCGTCAGCCTGTACGGGTTCGTTTACGGCTTCCGCGGTCATATCATGGGTGACAGCTTCCGCCGCTTCTGCGGCGTTCTGTGCGCTCTCTGCGGCGGTGTTTTTGATGTTCTCACTCATTGTCAATTCCTCCGATTTAGAAATTCATATTTTCAGATACAGAAAAGGGCATAATAAAACCCAGCGGGAAGCCCCGCCGGGTTTTACTTGCCAAGTGCCTTTCGCACGTCTTCGAGGTAATCAACGCCGTTGACGTAGTAGATAAAGTTCAGAATGTCGATTTCCAGAACCTTTTTACCGTCGATGTACGTTGCGTAGTAGGTCACGGGATATTCGCCGGACGCTTCCGCGGAAGATGCCGGGGCCAGCTTGCCGGGGGCAAACTTTTTCGGATTGACGACAAGGACGTGCTTCACGGCCTGCTGGACATAGCGGCCCGTGCTGTTATCCCAAGACTGCTGGGCCGCCCGCAAATCAAGCTGGTGCTTGCGCGGCTCTGCCAGCTTGATAGCGTCCGTAGTGACGGAACGGAAATTCAGGGTCAGGGACATAGCTTCAAGGTGTCCGACAAACGTTCCGTCGAACGTACCTGCGATGCCCGCGCCCTTGACCTCTTCCGAAATCTGCGTGATTTCAGGAAGTGTGACTTCTGCCATGCCGTAATATTCGGTCGCGTCCTCATATACGGCAAAGTTGGTTACGCCGTTTTCAATTTTCATTGTTCTTTACCTCCTTACGCCGACAGCGCCGCAGTCACATAGTCCGCGTCGTATTCAAGGACGAATTCGCATTCCCTCATGGGGCTTGCGGGGGTCATGTAGATATGGAAAACAGCCTTGCCCGCCATAAGCGCGGTCGTGCTGTTCTCTTCGTCCAGAAACTCCACGCGTGCGCCCAACAGCTTTTCTTCCGAAACAAGGCCGTTCAGCCAAATGTTTACGGAATCAACGATGCTGTCGATAAGGCGGCGCGTCATTTTCTTGTCGATCTTGCTCCAATAAGTAAGAATGACAGAACGGGCAACCCAACCGAACATACGGGAAACGGAAATGAAGTAGTTCTTCACGTCCGTATCGGCGGGGAAACAGGCGGTTTCATCGCCCCACAGCACATAGCTTCCAATGAAGTTCAGCGCCGTAACGATACCGTTACTGTTTAGGTAGTTTGCCTGCGCGAGATCGAGAAGCACAGTCGTTCCGTCCGCAAGCATAGCGCGGTCGATCTGCAAGGACTTGTTCGACGGGCTTTCCGCCGGGCAACCGCCGTTGTCCGAATCGGTCTTTCCCATCAGGCCCGCGGCGTGGACGGACGCATGAAACGCACGGTCGCCCAGCCCGAACATAGGCCAGCAGAGAATTTCCGCCTTGCTGTTCATGTTCTGTGCTTTCTTCCATGCGGGAACGTCCGCATAGTGGCGAACGGTGTTGGTGTCCGCGTCGATCAGGGCTTTTGCACCCGTGAACACGGTGTTGATTGCATCCGCCTTTGCGGTCATAACCGCCGCGACATTGGACTTGTCGGACCAGCCGGGGGCAACGATAAGGTCGGGGACGATGCCGTATTTCGGAAAAACCTTGTCGATCAGTTCAAGACCGGAATACTTCTTCGTGCTGGTATCGAAACCGCCGATAATGTCGTTTTCGTTGATTTTGGAGGGGTCCACCGCGTCGAACGTGATTGTCAGTTCTCCCGTTTCAGCGGGAATACTGCCGCCGTCCAGAACTTCAAGAATCAGGTTTTCGCCCTCATAGAAAAGTTCATAGTCGGTCCCGGCGGTGTAGCTTGTCACCTTGACCGTGTTTTTCAAGGCTTCGAGGGGAAGCAGAACTTTTCCGTCTGCGACGGGGTAGTTCTGTTCTGCGACGCTCTTCTTGTGCTTCGCAGGGTCAAGCACGTTCACGAACACCACAGGGGCCACGCCGTACAGCTTGAACTGCGAATAGATAGCTTCGCAAATGGGGTACTTCTCCCAATCGTCGCTATACCCCAAAGCGGCGACGGCTTCCGCGTAAGACTGACACATGATAGGGTCGTTCGGTGCGCCGCCCACGGTATGACCGGGGGCCGCGCCGACGACGAACGCAATACCAGAATCGGCGGTTACAGGGGTAGAAATCGACGTGTCGTTCTGACGCGTCGAAACGCCGTGAAAATAGTTTGCCATCGTTTATACCTCCTTGTTTCCTCGCATTGTCGAAACAATGTCGTTGTAATACTTGTGCGCGATATTGCCGGGGGTCTTGACCTTTGCGGCAAACGCGGAAAGCCGCTCCACGGGAACGATCAGACGTTCCGCCTGCGGGTAGTCTTCCAGCACGTCCGCAAGGTAGGCTTTCACGTCCTCGAACGTACCGTTGAATACAGCGTGTTCTTTCAAGCGTCCGTGCGGGAGGGAGGGACCGGCATACACGAACAGGCCGTAGCCCTCCGGGGCGGCTTCCTGCGCGTCCTCTGCGGGCGGCTCTGTGTCGCTGTCCCCGGTAGTGCTTTCCTCGCCGTCCTGCGGCTCCTGTGTCGCTTCGTCGCCCTCCGCCGGGTCGTTACCCTCCGGGGGCGTTTCTGCGCCGTCTTGCGGCTCCTGTGCGCCCTCTGCGGCGCGTGCCTGTTCCAGCAGTTTTAGAATGTCGTTTTTCTTCATGCTGTCGTCGGCTTCGATGCCGTGTTCC